TTTTCTACTCCACTAACAGGAGCATAGGCTGCGTCTAAACAATAATGATCTCCAAAATGTTCAGAATCTTGGTATATGGTGCTATTTAATAAATCCAGAGGATTTCCCTGAATAGCTTCAACCACTAAATCTTTAGTTACTCTATAATCAGCATCAGAAGGTCTAAAAAGAAACTCTCTTGGTTTTATTACATCTACCTTCTCACCATATAATGCACCAAAGAGAATATTGTATGATTCGTCAGTACCTTTAGTTTCATAAAAATCTTTGGATCTTGAAATAAACAATCTTTGATTTAAATCAGCGTCTAAAGTCCTATCTTCAAAACCTGGAGAAATTTGATTCTTTAGTTTTAGTAAAAATTGATTAAAAAGTAAAGCACTTAAGTTAGTAACCTTACTTCCTTTTGCATGAGGATTAACATCTGATTGTGAAAAGGTTAATTGGTCATGTGTACCATATGAAGTAACACCACTAAATCCTCTTACACAACCTGTAAAGGTAGTATTGGTTTTTTCTTTATATAATATTATTTCATTATCAATTTGTATTAAACCATCTCTATCAGGAAACTGATATGTTCCAAAAATACTTTTATTAAGATCAAATGTAACTGTAATTGTAGTATCTTGATATCCAACTGCACTTCCTAATTCTGTCTCATTCTCATTATTAGTTAAAGATTCTAATTTTAAATATTCATCTATATTCTGAATTACATCAGCAGAAGCTCCAGGATATTCTTGAGAAACATAATACTCTTTAAGAAATTCCCCCAATAAAGGAAAATCCTCCTGTACAAAAGAAGGGAGTTGATTCTCAACTATATTTTGAATCTGTACTCTTTGGAGATCTGTTGATATCATTTTTTGTATACTTTGATCTTAGTAAGAAGAACCACCACCACTAGTGGTAGAAGAAGTGGTTGCTGCTGTAGAGGCACTGGAGGCGGTTGTAGAGGCAACTGTAGTACCATTACCATTAGTAGTGAATACAGTATCACTTGGTGTATCACATGTTGTAGAACCAGGAATCTCTTGTTTTCCACGAACCAAACTACCATTTGCATAACTAGAGGCAGCTGAGTCTAAATTATCAGAATCAGATATAGCATTAATCATTGTATTTTCAAGATCAATTTGTACATATAGATCATGAAGACCTAATACGTCATTAGAACATGGAGAACCTGATATTTCGACGAGAGGGAATCCTTTATTAACTACAGTATTAGTTATATTGATTGGGGAAAGTTTAATTTCACCTTTCTTATAATCAATTGTTCCGATTGATTTTTTAATAACTTTTGCCTGATTAGAAGCTTCCAATTGTATCAACATGATCTGACCAGTTTCGGTAGATCCAGCATCTGGTTTATCAGTAAGATATACCACACCCGCAATTCCATCTACATTAAATCCAGATGACTTAATATTAAATCCATCGCAACTCTTAACAAAGATACAATTTCCAAAGCAAATTTCATATTCCGCAAAACTATTTAACGATACTCTGAGATCCCTTCTTACCACAACTGTTGTAATATTAGAAGTTATAGCATCACTACTATTATCAATAACACATAACAGTTTACTATACTTAAATCTAGCCCCAAATCTGTTCATTTCTGCTGATTTAGCATATTTTCTAAGATTCTCAGAGATGAGACTGACGAGATCAGCAGCCGATGAAATCAAATTGGAGTTAAAATAAGCAGTAATGTTCAATTCAATGTATAAAAACTTCAAATCAGTGATTTCTACGTCTATTCCCGAAACAGAGTATTTTTTAATTTCTCTTTTTATGTTATTTTTAATCTGATCCGACAAATAAGGTCCATTTGTGGGTTTAATGCTTACAAAAGTCTTTCCATATTGTGGTGGATTTAAAGTTTCACCTCCAAAAGCACTCACAGACTCAGTTTCAGTATATAATGAAGGAATAATCGCTTCAAAATCAGCAGTTGTGACAGCTCTTTTTTGAGAAGAGTAAATTCTAGGTGCATATTTCTTAATAGATTCAATTGATTCTATATTTTGACCTAAAGAGGCGGCTGTAATTGTAGTAACAAGAGAAACTCCAGTACTAATATTGATACTATCTCGTGAAGAAGTTAATTTTCCACTAAAATTAAAGTTATTAATACCATTTGCAAGTTCACCACCTGTTACAAGGTAAGAAACTTCGATAAAACTGGGTGCTTCTAACTTTTTACCAAAAATTCCGTCCCCAAATACTAATTCATATCTTTCACCCTCTACTTCTTGTACAAAATAAACAGGAGAATCACTTTTTACTTCAAATAAACTGTCAGATTGTATATATTTTCGGGTAACAGTAGAAGATGCAGAGGGTTTCACAACAACTCTTAATGTAGAAAGGTCAATACCACTATTATCGAGTATAAATCTTTGATCAGGGTCAAAAGAATTTACAGTAAATGTCTGTGTAAGGTAAATTCCTTCATAAATGGCAAGATTATCAAAACTTGCTTCATCATCTGATACAGGAACTGTGACATCATCTAGAATTGCAAATGTAAAACTCTCATTTGCAAAGGAATTGGAGGATGCAACGAGTCCTTTATTTAAAGTTATAGTTGAAGGTTTATCTGCATAGTCAGAAGTATCAACAAAAAAGGAAATATTAGCTTGTGCTGCTCTTTTTGAATAAGGAGTATAACCAATGTTACGGGCTAATGATACAACATTCTCTCTTAATGTTGCACTATCGATAAAAACCTCATTCGATACCATATTGGCATTGTATGAAGTGATGTAAGTATTGTATGCAAGGACATCAATTATAGTTGACAGGTTAGATCCTTCAAAATCATAATCAGTAAAATTAGAATTAGATCGAAGATAATCTTTAATTGATGTTTTTATCTGGTCAAAATCCAGATTTGCGAAATTAACTAGGGGCATTATCTTGTTGGCTGTAATGCGAATGATAACTGTTGTGCTTGTGCTTCTATTCCAACTATTTCATAGGTAATAATAACCTCAAATTCATAGGAGTCTGGATTGGGAGACACTCTTGTTTTTAATAATTTAACTCTGGGTTCATAATTTTTGATAGTATTTTCAATTTCACTCTTTACGGATGCTGCAGTAAGGTCATCCATGTTCTCAAAGAGTAATTGATTTACTCTTGAACCTAGATTATTATTAAAAAATCGTTCTCCAGGTGAAGTAAGCACTAGATTACGAAGAGAACGAGCAATAGCAGTCTGATTTTTAATCGCAATAAGGTCATCGGTTAACGGATTAACCTTAAAAGACATGCTTATATCTTTAAATGACCTACTTATGCGTTGGACAGGCACTATTATACGGCAAATATATCTTTATTTAGCACCCTAATCTATCACTTCAAAGATCTCATTATCCTCTATATTCTCATAAAGGTCATTTGTTACTTTTTTATCGCTTTTTTTAGGTACGATATTATCATTTGCTATTTCACGTAGCATTTTCTGGTACTGTTGGTTAGGCAGATTGTCTAAGAAGTCGTGCATTTTCGTATCCCCACTAAAAAAGGGACTCATAAAGTCCCTTTTATTTATTTTCCTTGGCCACGGTAGCGTTTCTTTGCCTTATTTCGAGAGGAAGCGGCATACTTACTGTGTTTACCCCTTCCTTGACGAGTTTTTTTCGGCCTTGCTTCGATGATTTCGCCACCGAGAGCACTTCTCATTGCCATTTAGTTAACCTCCATAGTAAAACGAGACACGACGGTTAGATAACACGAGTTTTTTCGTGACCAACACGTATCCGAGGATCGCACCAGATACCGTAACCAGCATCAATCGCATCTAAACAGAAACTCACGTCCTCTCCACACATATCCTGAACTGCTCCAGACTCAAACTGTTGCATCTTCGGAGCAAACCAAGGATATTCCATTTTCTTATCCTCGAACACACCGTTCTTAATGAGTACCCAACCGAAGCCAGTGTAGTCTACGGTGAAAGGCTTCTTACGTTTTGTAATAGACTCAACAGTTTCGTGATTCATGACTCCACCGTTCTTGCGGAAATCATCTTCCTCTAACCAGTGTGCGACTGAGGTAGTCATGCCGTCTTCTGTGGCATACCAACCAGCAGCAATTTGATGTTCCTTCTCACTATCTACTGTACCGTCTTCATTGATAGCTTCAGCAGGTAATGCAAGATCGCACAGTTGCCAGAACTTGTTAGAGTCAAAGACAATATCCGAGTCAATCCATAACTGATAGTCATACTCTAGTTTACCATCCCAAGGTAACTGATCAGGGCCACGTAGAACGTTTGCACCAAGACACTTACATCTTGCGAAGTTAACCATTGATGAGTAGTCTTGTGAGATCTGA